CAAAAAATTCTGGCTAGATGTAAGCGATCGCTTAATGTATGAAGGCAAAGCACCAGAATTAATCTCCACCAAGACGGCGCGTATGCCAGCATTCTTTGAACATTCAAATGTCAATCTCCCTCAGTACGCTTAAGCTACACAACGAAAGACTGGATGAACTAATCAGCAGGCTTGACTCTGACTTCGGTTGGAAACCTGTTCATCCTAAAGAACCTCTCGAATCTATTATGTATCGTGCGGGTCAAGCCAGCGTTATTGACTATATAAAATCTATAACCGAGGAAGAAATTTAATGTGTTTTAATCGCGGAGGAGGAGGCGATCCTCCACCACCACCACCATTACCTCCAGCACCTCCACCTCCAGCACCCCCTATAGCACCTTTACCACCTCCTGATCCACTGGAAACAGAGGTGAATCCACAGGTGAAGAGGGCAAAGAGTAAGAAAGATAAGAACCCTTACACTAAGGGTACAAGTTCGCTAAGAATCAAACTTGATCCAGCTGTTAATACTGGTCAAGCTGCTGCTCCAGGAGGAGGGCTTAACGTATGACGACAGCACGTGAGAGATACAATCAACTAAGCAATAATCGTTCTCAGTTCTTGAACACTGCTGTTGAATGCTCAAAACTCACGTTACCATATTTAATTTCAGATGATTTAACTACAAATCCAAACCGTAGAAGTCTTCAAACCCCTTGGCAAAGTGTAGGAGCTAAGTCAGTAGTAACGCTTGCAGCTAAATTAATGCTTGCGTTACTACCTCCTCAAACTACATTCTTTAAGCTACAGATAAGAGATGACAAGCTCGGTGAAGAGATACCACCTGAAGTACGAAGTGAATTAGATCTATCCTTCTCTAAGATGGAAAGGATGGTCATGGATTACATCGCTGCTTCTAGTGATAGGGTAGTTATACATCAAGCATTGAAGCACCTCATTGTAGGTGGTAATGCTCTTATCTTTATGGGTAAGGATGGGTTAAAAAACTTCCCTTTAAATAGGTACGTGGTTAACCGTGATGGTAACGGTAACGTATTAGAAATAGTAACAAAAGAACTCATAAGTCGAACGGTTCTTGGTGATGATCTGCCAGAGCCCGCACCTAATCTCCCAGGAGATGATGGTTATAAGACAGGATCAGATGATGACGACGTCGAAGTGTACACTTGCGTCAAATTGGATAGCAGAAGTGGTCGTTGGGTATGGCATCAAGAAGCCTATGATAAAATAATTCTTGGTAGTCGTAGCTCAGCACCAAAGAAAGCAAGTCCATGGTTAGTTCTCAGATTTAATACCTGTGATGGTGAAGATTATGGACGTGGTAGAGTAGAAGAATTTATAGGTGACTTGAACTCACTTGAAGTACTCTCTGAGGCACTCATAGAAGGCTCTCAGGCAGCTTCTAAAGTGATCTTCCTAGTTAGCCCTTCAGCTACTACCAGACCAAGCACCCTGGCTCAAGCAGGCAACGGTGCAATCATACAGGGAAGGCCAGAAGATGTAGCTGTTGTACAAGTTGGTAAAACTGCTGACTTTGCTACTGCTGCACAGATGTCAGAAAAGATTGAAAGAAGAATAGGTGATGCTTTCCTTCTATTAAATATCAGACAGAGTGAAAGAACTACTGCTGAAGAAGTTCGCCTAACACAAATGGAACTAGAACAACAGTTAGGTGGGATCTTCTCACTACTAACTATTGAGTTCTTAATTCCATATCTCAATAGGACTCTTCTTGTACTACAACGTAGCAAGGAGATACCAACCTTACCTAAAGATTTAGTCAGACCACAAATTGTGGCTGGTGTTAATGCTCTAGGTAGAGGACAAGATAGAGAAAGCCTTACACAATTCATTACAACTATTGCACAGACATTAGGACCAGAAGCACTGATGCAATACATTAATCCTACTGAAGCTATCAAGCGTTTAGCTGCTTCACAAGGTATTGATGTACTAAATCTTGTTAAGACTGAGCAACAAGTATCTCAGGATGAACAACGACTACAACAGCAAGCTGCTCAACAATCCTTAATGGATCAAGCAGGTCAAATGGCAGGCTCTCCAGTAATGGACCCCACTAAAAATGAAAGTTTAGGACAACAACTTGGAAACAACGAAACCATCCCGCCCGAGGAAGGCCAAGCGTAAGCCAGCTCCGAAGGTTAGTAAACCAATACCTCAAGATACTGAGGGAAATAAATACGCTAAACCTACTAGTATGGTAGGTGAACCCTTGTTAGGAAGAGAGCAAGAGTTTGTAACACATGTAGGACTTGGTAATTTAAAAGTCACTACAGCTAACGGATTAAAAGGAGAGGAAGATGACGGAAACACTGACATATGATCCTAGTGATCCTAATGCTTCCGAACTAACAACCGAAGAGCAGGATTCACTTCAAGTTGGTGAAAAACTAGCACAAGAAGAACAGCAATTATTAGCTGGTAAGTATAAGAATGCTGAAGAATTAGAGAAAGCCTATGTTGAACTTCAACAGAAGCTTGGCTCTGATGATAAACCTAAAGATGAAGAAGTAGAACAAACTACTTCCGAAGATGATGACGAACCTGAAGCTAGTGCTGAGGTTGCTTTATTAAATGAAGCTAACAAAGAGTACTGGGATAATGATGGTAAGTTATCAGAAGAGACTATTGAAAAGTTCTCAAGTATGAGTAGCAAAGATTTAGTCAATGCTTACCTACAGGCTACTAAAGATAACCCACCTCCTAATTCACAGAACGAAACAGAAGTTGCTGAAAAGGATATTAATACTATTCAGAACGCTGTAGGGGGAGAGAAAGCTTATAAGGATATCATCCAATGGGCAAGTAATAGTTTAGATGATAAAGCTGTTACTGCTTTTGATGATGTTGTAGCCTCTGGTAATGTACAAATGATACAACTTGCTGTAGCTGGTCTCAAGGCACAGTATGATGATGCTAATGGTTATGAAGGTAGGATGTTGTCTGGTAAAGCAGCGCAAACATCTGGAGATGTCTTCCGTAGTCAGGCTGAAGTCGTACAAGCTATGAGTGACACACGTTATGATAGAGATCCAGCATACAGAAATGATGTATATCAGAAACTTGAACGATCTGATTTGAAATTCTAACAACTAGGCGGCTCGGTAGTCGAAACCAGTAGAAGCCACAGGCAACCGCGTCCGTTCATTCTTCTTTGAAGAACGCATGAAACCACATCATGGAACGGGGATGTGGTACTTTTGGAGAAAACCAATGCAAAAAAAGCAAGTAACCCTCAAGTATCGCGGTGTGCCTTACACGAAAACTACTTAAATTTTATTAATGAAAACAATCGCACTAGCTCTCGCATCCACCTTCGCGACAGTTCCTGCATTCGCCGGTGGCGTATACGTGAACGTGGAGAACAACGC